TTCTTCTGCTTTGAAAGTTTGGATGAGTGAATCCAGCGAAAAGCGATAACCATCCTTTTTGAGGGATGATATTATACCCTGACACAATTCCTCAATCTGGTTACACCGGGCGATGTTTTTCACCTTGCTCTGACCTCCGAACTCAATATCAGGAATGAAGATATTGATGTTCACAATCCCACGCTGGAACTGGCCATCAATACCTGTCAGAAATGAGACAATCGCATCCTCCTGATGAGAGTTGAAAGGTCGCATCCCATCACGGTAAATTCCGCCTGAAAGAGCCGTTTTAAGCGGGCTTTCCCTGATAAGCTGAAACACTTCCTTTTCAAATGTACTTCCGGTCTTTTTCATTGCACTTTGAATCCTAACTGCCGTAATAATTTGGGCACTAACTCCTCTGCCAGTAATTCTGATTTTTTGAGGACATTGCGTCTGGTCTCCACATAAGCTGCGTAATTCATTCCGGCAACCACTATCAAAACCAACCCTTTTTGGTTGTTGGCAATAAGGCTTTTCAAGAAATTCTTTCCCTCTTTTACACCATCATCACCATCTTTTTCCTGATGAAAGCCTGACCTGCTAACAACTCTTCCCTCTTTGAGTATCATATATCCGATAGAGCTGCGTAAATTACCCGTTTGATCGATGTAGCCGGGATTGAGTTTTGCTTCCCGAACACAAAGGACACCTGCATATTCAAGCATATAAATAAGTTTGGCTTCCCTCTCTTTGAGACGTTTGGCCATGTACTCCTCAATAGCGGTTTGTGGTGTTATCTGTTGAATAGGCATCACACGGTAATTTTCACACGCTTTACGGATTCCAACACTTCAAGACTTAATACCTGCTTTTCACAAATCAGCTCCTTACGAGAGTTGGAAAGTTGAATGAAATCTGCTTTGAACGACATATCCTTCAGGGTGATGGTAAAGGATGATTCCTGAAACTCTCCACCCACGTAAACTCCCTTGTTGGAAAGCGTATTGGCAGCATACTGACAGGGGATATATTCACCCCAAGTCTTTACTGCTGCAATGGGTTCTCCATCTTCATTAATTCCACCTAAGGTTTGATACATCGCCCGAACAAATCCCTTCATACTACCAAATGTTTGAAAAATCCCTGATGGTTGGCTTTGTGACATCCTCTAAGCCCAGTTCCCGGCTAAGAGCAGAATAGTAGAGTTTTATTGCATCCAAATTCCATGTCATCGAAACACCACCTTCAGAAATAGTTGATTGAACTGGCAGCCATGTGCCCAGGCTCCGATGAATCGCACGCTTCACGTCATCAACACACACATCGGAACCCGGGTCAAGGCTGTTCTCAACAACTATTAAATCAATCAACGAATCTCCAACCTCAAATTTTGAAAGAGCTATCTGCAGGTATTGTCTTGTAGTCATAGATTAATCCACATTCAGAATGTACACCTTATCGATGGCTTCAAATGCCGGGAAAGCATTCAGCTCAACAGCCGTGAATTCTGCCCACGGGTCGTTCTCCTGCCATTTACTGAGTAATGCTCGGTTGTAAACAGCGTAGTTTACATGCTGAACTGGTTGCATCTGTTCCAGACAAACAGCGTTTTTGATAACTCCCAGCTTACCCGATGGAATGAAAGAAATGTTTCCTTCCTGCCATGGGCGGAACGTATTGATGATACCATCCTTTTCGATACCAATCACTTCATCTACCAGTTCGATAGGTGGAAGTAAGTTGGCCTGCAAATACTCGTTAACCTTCGCAATGGTAGCAATGGCTGCACCTTTTTGCAGTTGATTGAAAGAGATCAAGCTATCAATCACTTCCTTGCTTTTAGCCAACTGCATGGCCTGCGTCATGCTCATCAGAATTTTTTCAAACGAGTTACCTTTAAGCCGGGCCTGAGTAACCACATTTGTAATGTCGGTAAGTGGTGTTGAAGTAAGAGGATTGCGCCACTTACGTTCGGCAGTGGTTGTAACCGAAAGCTTGTTATCCAATGGCATCAGCAGGTCTAAATCCTCTTTTAAGATGATACCGTCTGGGTTGTTATCCACCGTGAGCGAAATCTTTCCGGTAGAGATGGCCTGAAGAACCATAATATCCAACCGTTTGTGTGGTGCACTTCCGGCTTTCTTTACATCATCGAATAAGAAGTCCAACAGCTGGGCTTTCTTAGCTGCTTCATCCAGACTCGATGCCTGAAGAGCAAGGAAATCACGGTAATCACCTTCACGCATAGAGAATTTCTGCTTAATAGCAGGAATTTCACCCTGATACTTGCTCATTTCTGAACGAGCCCTCAACGGTGCTTCCGAAGAACGATTGACAATCGAAGCGGCTGCTTCAATACGGCTTGCACCTACCACCGAAGTGAAGGTAAGGGTTTGTTGTGCCGGAGCCCAACCGAAGTATTTAGGATACCAGTTAGGAGCGAAACGGTCGAGACTATTGTCGATGATAGCCTGCAAACTGCTTGCATAAACCCCGAAAATGGATTGTATTTTAGACATATGTTATCCTCCTGTTTAGTAAGATTGTGAGAAAATAATGAGAGGAAGTTTTGCCTGAATAGCTTCCGGAACCGGAACAATTCTCCGTGCATAAACAGTTCCCCGAAGTACTACGGCAATATCAGCAACTCCATTTGAGTCAATGACAACATCCTCGTAAAGTAAGCCTTTGAGTTGGGTGTAACCCTCATCGTTCACATACAAAGCATCTCCAACCGATATAGCAATTCCCAGCGTTGCAGAGAGCTTCACCACATCGTAATCCTGATGGGTGGTGTTGATTTCAGTGATGTTTTGTGATCCTGAAGCTGTACCGGAAGTGAGAGCCAAACCAACTTTGAGCCTGTGACCTTTGGTTACTTTATAGTCAGTAGCAGAAGCGGTTGCGCTTGCCTGCATTACTGCAAACTTGCCAACCTTTGCTTTGCGTGTGGTATCGTCAAAACCGATTGGAATTCCGGCAGGAATAACAGTACCTTCGGTGCTAAATGCTGAATCATGCAGCAAGTAACCACCTTGGGCAACCTGAGTGTTTTTACTCTGCCAAATAGGAATTCCAGCCCGTGCATATTCTTTTTTAATCTGCATAGCTTAAATTTCAAAAGTGAATAAATGATTGATTGTTATTCCTGTCGGGTGCCTGCCCATGCTTTAATGTCGGCAGTAACCGATTCCTGAGAAACAGTCCCTGCAGGAATGCCAGGGCGGGGGAAGCTTCCCAATCCTGAGTTTGCAGCCTCCTGCGTAAATGCTTCAAGGTTTTGCGCGGTTTCAGAAATAAAAGAGTTGAACTCCTCCTCATTCTGAAATTGCATCTTTGAAAAACTGCTCATTACAGTTTTCTTAAATGCTTCCGGAGCTGCTTTGAGTTTACGCTCGAGAGTTTGCTTACGTGAATCGGTGATTTTTCCGTTCTCAAGAAGTGAAATTTTCTCCTGAAGGGGTTGTACGGCAGCCTGAATGGATTGCTTGATAATCTCGGCTACTTCGTCAGGAGTTTCTTGTTTGGGAGTGTCGGTTTTGGGTGTTTCGGTTTGGTGTTTCTTGTCAACAAAATCATACTTCGAGCGAAGTGTGCTTTCAAAAGTTTTGTTGGCATTGGAAACTTCCGAATCAACCTCACGTCTCCATTCTTTGATGAAATCAGTAACTTTCTCGACCGTTAGTTTGTCGATAAGTGCCTGTGCTTCGGATTCATCAGCAACCTGTAACGCCAGTGAGCGTGCCAACTGCTGTAATCCGTCTTTTCGTGCCTGTGTGAATTTATTAGTCAACAGCGCTAAAATCTTCTCGTTCATGGATACTTAATTAAGTATTTTAATAAATTCTTTCAGACAAAAATAAAACAGAAAATGCTTATCTGATAAACACTTTCTGTTAATTAAATATAATCTCAACAATTTGATATTGAATGAGTTCCGTTGAATTATCCTGACATGATTAAAAGGTTAGATTTCAAACTCGATTTCATTCTCACTCGACATCCAACAGCAACTGGAAAGGTGGAAACCGTTATCGGAAAGGTAATTTTCAATCATGGTGCTTTCGTCGTCCTCTTCAGGCAAGATGATGTTTTGCAGGTGTGTTACCTTGCAGCATGAATAATCCATTACTACTACATTGACTGTTTTCATAGCTTTCAAAAATTATAATCGTAAAACTTCACTGGCTTATCACTCATTTTATACCTACCATGACTGCCGGGCTTTCCCCAGCCGTTTTTGGTATGAGTGATAGTCTCAAGTGGATATTCCGGATTACTGGTACACTCCCAACGTTGAGAATCGTTATCTTCGCAGTGGGCAGCAAAACCTCCCTGATGGAAAGTTTGAGGTGACACCTTCAGTACCGCATCCATTTTTCGGATCATTACTTTTTTCGGGCTGACTACTTCTACAACCTCGTAAGGTTCCACATCTGTCCAAAGATATAGGTTGCAGAATGGTTTGATGTCTGTATTCGTTGCCATATTACTTAATTTTTGATGCTTCTGTTACTATGTGTTGAGCTATTGTAAGAGGGTGAATGTAAATACAGCAAAGCCAGTACAGATATTGATATTTGCCGTTGTGTCCACCGATTTGACCTAGTTTCCGGTAATCCTCATTTTCGAGTGCGTAATACATTGCTTTCTCGATGTAGTCCTGAACTTCCGGTACTGAAATGTACTTTTCAATCTGCATCCTGAAGCTCCGGTTAATTGGCTTCATGTACCGCTTTTGAATTTGAGCTATTGTTATCATAAGGACGTTTTTTAAAGATTATACTTCTGTTTGATGATTTGTATTGCTTCTTGCTTGATTGCTTCTGTATTGAGCTGTAATGACTGGTAGAAACTTTCTTTTCCGGTTAATGATTCCTGGGCTATCTGAAGAATTCGTCTTTCCTCGGTGGTTAGTCCTATCCGGAATGTTTTGAAGATTTTCAATGCTCCGGCTAAATCACCGGAGCTGAATAATGAGAGGGCTTTGTTTGTTTTGGTTTCCATGATTAGTATACTGCTATAATTGTGCTGTTTAATACTATGGTAAAACCACCTTTGGATTCAGGATTAGCATTTATGATATATTTGGCCCTGCTAATGGCATCATCTAAACTTGTAAAGCTATCACAGAAATACTCGTTGTAAAACAATTCGTAGGTGAATGTCAATTCTGAATGTTTTTGCTTTTGCTTAATCATAACTATTTAGTTTTTAGTGTTTTATTATGATACAAACTTACAAAGGATAGGTAATATTTGCAAGCAGCTAAACACATATAACTAACTGATTTATATTTGTTTAACTAATTATTTATGCACAAAAAAAGGGAGTGATTTCTCACTCCTCCTTTTGGGTCAGATGGTTTAATTTTTTAACCATGCTACGTTGATTCCGGTCTTAACTCCCCTGACTGTAATACCTACCCAGACATCTTCCAGAACATCTTCTTCATCAGGTTCTGGTAAGTCGAATCCTTTTGTTAAAAGAGAATCGTAATTGCCAATTTCTTCTACTGTGTAGGTTTGATTTTCGTAAAGTTCTGTTACTTTCTGTCCAATTTTAATTTCCATAACAATTTGATATTTAATAGATTAGTAGTATTGATTGATAGTACAAACTTACTAAGGGATTTGGAGAAATGCAATCTTTCAGCGCATGTCAACAAACTGATTTAGAATTGTTTAACTAATATTTTCGCACAAAAAAGGGAGTTATTTACACCCCCTTCGTTGCTTTCAAAATTGTGATTACCTTGACATTAACAGCTCCATT